GAGATGTACGAAGCATTTTTCAACGACACTGACAAATTCCGTGAGCTGTACGAAAAGGCAGAACGTTCAACTAAAATTCGTAAGAAGACACTCCCGGCGATTGAACTGTTTACATCGTTCCTACAGGAGCGTAAGGACACTGGTCGTATCTATTTGATGAATGTTGACCATTGCAATACTCATTCTTCGTTCAAGGAAGAGGTTGCACCTGTTAGACTTTCTAACCTATGTACAGAAATTACACTTCCAACCAAGCCAATTAACAACATTGATGACGAGAACGGCGAGATTGCATTGTGCACGCTGTCGGCTATCAATTGGGGAGAAATTAAGCATGTCGATGATTTTCAGTCTGTTTGTGCTCTCGCTGTTCGTGCTCTTGACTCTCTTCTGGACTATCAGAACTACCCTGTTGTTGCAGCTCGTTCCGGAACTATGGCTAGACGCCCCTTGGGTATTGGTATCATTAATTTTGCTTACTGGCTTGCTAGGAACGACCTATCATATTCTAACATTGATGCAGTGGGTCTAGCTAAGATCCATGAATACGCTGAAGCATGGTCATACTACTTAATCAAGGCATCAGCCGATCTTGCTGTTGAATTCGGTGCACCATCTAAGAGCAATGAAACAAAGTACTCAGACGGTATTCTACCAATCGATACGTACAAGAAAGAAGTTGACGAACTAGCAGCTCCAAAGTACAACATGGATTGGAATTCGCTACGTAAGCAGCTCAAAGAAACTGGCATCCGTAATTCTACATTGATGGCCTTGATGCCAGCAGAAACGTCTGCTCAGGTATCGAACTCAACCAACGGAATTGAGCCGCCTCGTTCGTTGATTTCAGTTAAGCAGTCTAAGGACGGAGTGCTTAAGCAGGTTGTTCCTCGTATTAGAACACTTAAGAACAAGTATGACTTGCTATGGGATCAGAAAAACCCGGAAGGTTATTTGAAGATCATGGCAGTACTACAGAAGTTCATCGACCAGGCTATTTCTGTCAACACCACATATAACCCTAAGTTTTATGAAAACGATCAGGTACCAATGTCAGAGCTAATGAAGCACATGGTTATGTTCTACAAGTATGGCGGTAAGAATTTGTACTATTGCAACACAGCCGATCAGGCGGGTGAAATCGAATTCAAGCCAGTTGAAATGGCTGCTATCGAGGATGCTGAAACGTGCGACTCCTGCACAATTTAATCATGACCGTATTTAATCTGACTAACACCGACGCGACAAAGTCCACTGCGTTTTTTGGGCCAGAACTGGCAATTGCCAGATATGACAAGCAAAAGTACGCCTTCCTTGAGAAGCTAACTGATAAACAACTGTCGTTCTTTTGGCGCCCAGAAGAAATCGATATTTACAGAGATGCAAAGGACTTCAAGGCACTAGAGCCACACGAACAACATATCTTTACGTCTAACCTTAAGAGACAGATTCTTCTGGACTCGGTTCAAGGTAGAGCACCGACCGCGGCATTCGGGCCTATTTGTTCGTTGCCAGAACTAGAAAACTGGATCATTACATGGGCATTCTTTGAAACGATCCATTCTAGATCGTACACCCATTTGATTCGTAACGTATATCCAGATCCGTCTGCTGTCTTTGATACTATTATGGAAATCAAAGACATTGTTGATTGTGCTGTGGATATTTCTGAGTCGTATGATGCCTTGATTAATTTCAAGGGTGAGTATGGTTCGTATGAACATAAGAAGAAGCTTTGGCTTGCTCTAATGTCGGTTAATATCCTAGAGGGAATTAGGTTCTATGTTTCGTTTGCATGTTCTTGGGCATTCGCCGAAGTGAAGCAGATGGAAGGTAATGCCAAGATTATCAAGTTCATCTGTCGTGATGAAAATATCCATCTAGCAGCATCACAGCAGCTGTTAAAGGTACTACCACAGGAAGATAAGGATTTTGCGAAGATCCAAAAGGAATCTTCTAAGGAATGTATTTCAATGTATGAGTCTGCAGTTGTACAGGAAATGCTCTGGGCAAAATACTTGTTTAAAAACGGCTCTATCGTTGGACTAAACGAGCAGCTGTTGTGCAATTTCGTTGAATGGTTGGCCAACAAGCGAATGACAGCAGTTGGATTGTCTACTAGTTTCAAGGGTGGTTCTAATCCCCTGCCATGGGTTCAGAAATGGATTTCTGGTTCAGAGGTTCAGGTTGCTCCACAGGAAGTTCAGGTTTCATCATATGTTGTCGGTGGTGTTAAGCTAGACGTCAATGAAAATACTTTCAAAAGCATGTCTCTTTAAACAATAAATAGAGGTATGGAATGGACATACCTCAACGATAAATTCCCATACGCAATGATAGGCGAAAACTTTGGTTTCGTCTATGTCATTACCAACACTGTTACCGATAGAAAATATCTTGGTAAGAAGTGGTTCTGGTCTTCTAGAAAGAAAAAGGTAAAAGGGAAGAAACGCGCAGTACGACTTAAGTTAGAGTCTGACTGGGAATCATATTACGGATCATCGGCTGAGTTAACAGCTGACGTTGAAAAATATGGTAAGGATAAGTTTAGAAGAGAGATAATCCACTTATGCAAAACAAAAGGCGACGCTTCGTATTATGAAGCAAAGTACCAATTTGAATGTGGTGTGCTAGAATCCGATCAATGGTATAATGCTTGGATTATTGTTCGGGTGCGCAAGAATCATCTGACTTCTTATAAAAATCGCCAGACTTCTTCTTAACACGTGGCGGCATTCGTGAAACGTACCACCATCCTTCTGGTGGAAGTTTACCAGTCTTTTTAATTCTCTTGGTTATAAAGCCATTAGATATGATTCTGCATCCAGCTGGAGAAGGTGGTGTAGTAGTTCCTATTCTTCCTCTTCTCCAACCCATGTTATCAATGAATATCTGAGCTTCATCTTTGTCCATGAACTTATTGATGATATCATTAGTTATCCAGACTTTACCCTGTAGGCCATTTAGCCCACCAAGTATTTCGATCTTATGATTTTTCATAAGAATCTTTCTAGAAATACGCCTATATTTTGCACAATAAATACAACGTAGGCTAATATTGTCAAAATTGTTGTTTACATTATCACCGTCTATGTGGTATAATACCAGTGTCGACGGTACTATTTTAGTGGAAATGACTTGTTTAATCCAGTAACCATGGTTACAGATTTCACAATAGCATCCATTCTCAAATGCAACCAGCCATTTTAATTGTTCGTTATTCATAGTTTATTTATTAAGGAAAGTGACATGCCGCATCCGTCAAAGAATCGCCCGCGCAAGGGTCGCCGTAAGATTGGTTCAAATAAGCGCCGTAAGGCCAGAGCGAACCGTAAGAAGTAATGGAATTTTTGTTAAACCCGGTTATTTGGATAGGATTATACTACTTATTTTTGTGTGTAATCATTACCAATTATCCTAATAAATAGATTAGAAAATGGAATACATATTTATCTCGATAGTGATCGTTACGTTGTTAATTTGGTTATGGATTAAATCATAAAATAGAAGTTGTGTCATGCATAAGAAAATGGATATTGAAAGCGTAAAACAGTTCATCTCAGAACAGTCGCTATCAACAAAAATTTACCTTGGATCAGATTCAGAACGCTATAATCGTAAGGGATTGTGGTACGCTGATTACGCACTTGTAGTGGTTGTTCATTATGATGGTTGCCGCGGCGCTAAGCTGTTTGGTGAGGTCATTACCGAACGTGATTATGATCAGAACAAGCACAAGCCACGTTTCCGTCTTATGAACGAGGTTTACAAGGTTTCTGGGCTGTATCTACAGCTGGCAGAGTCTATTGGTGACCGTCATTTTGAAATTCATCTTGATATTAACTCAGATGAAAAGCAGGGTTCTAACTGTGTTATGGCCCAGGCTATTGGTTATATCCGTGCAACATGTAATGTAATTCCAATGGTTAAACCTAACGCATTCGCAGCTTCATACGGTGCGGATAGATTTAAGAGCATCATGGGGGCTAAACACTAATGAATGTAGTACTATATACGAAACTAGATTGTTCCTATTGCGTGGCAGCTAAAAATCTGCTTATCAATAGGAACATTTTATGGTCTGAGAAAAAGCTAGACGTTGATTTTACCAGAAATCAACTGCTAGAATCATATCCATCAGCAACTACCTTTCCAGTTGTGATTGTTGACGGATTTTATATCGGCGGCTATTCCGATCTTCTGCTAGCCGTAGATAAGCATGTAAACGAATCGATTAACAAAAGCTTTTTGACTGAAAATAAGGACTAAATTATGGCTATTGCAACGTATAAGAGAGACGATATTCTTGCTGACCTTCGCGAGAACATCGTTGAGGTAACCTTCAATAAGGTTTCTGATGGTCAAACTAGGATTATGAAGTGCACACTTCGGCCGGAGCTTCTTCCTAAGTCGTATATGTCTGAGCAAGAGCAGGAAACTACTTTCCACCGTGAAAATCCTGATACTATTGCTGCCTGGGATATTGAAAAGAACGGTTGGCGTTCATTCAAAGTACCTACGGTCACGTACGTACAAATTGTAGATCATCTGTAAGATTTAAGGATTATATTATGCCAATTGCTACTGATGAGTTATCAGCAAATGCTATGGGTGGATCTGAGATTATGAAGTACGGTCTTAGGGACCGTCTCGGCGAAGATTTCATTGAGCCGTATCAGATTATCATGTCTCGTGCACGAGAGCTAGATCCTACTAAGCACCGTGTTTTCTGGCTTCAGGATTTGCCGGAAGATCCAGAATCAGAACATCTTAAGAGTGAAGGTTGGCGTAAGTACCACAAGATTGTATACAATTCAAATTGGCAGATGGCACGTTATCAGGCCAAGTACAATATTCCATTTTCACGATCGACTGTGTTGCTCAATGCAATTGATCCTATTCCGGTGAATATTGGTGCACGTCAGACTGAAAAGATTAAGCTGATCTATACATCGACTCCGCATCGTGGCCTAGAAATTCTGGTACCGGTGTTTGCTAAGTTGTGTGAAAAGTACGACAATATTGAGCTAGACGTATTTTCATCATTCAAGATTTACGGCTGGGAACAGAGAGACGACCAGTACAAGGACTTGTTCGATGCTTGTAAGAACCATCCTAAGATTAACTATCATGGTTCGGTGCCTAATGCTCAGATTCGTGAAGCGCTATGCGAGTCTCATATCTTTGCGTATCCTTCGATCTGGCTTGAGACGTCGTGTATTGCACTAATGGAAGCAATGTCTGCAGGTCTTCTTTGTGTGCATCCAAATTACGGTGCTCTACCCGAAACAGCTGCTAATTGGACAAACATGTACAACTGGCAT